ATCACCGGAACAGGTGTTCATGATCGACCGGATTGAGCGTTCACGATCAAACGGATTGAGTGTTCAAGATCAAACGGAATCGGTGTTCACGATCCACCGGAACGCGCAGCCCGGGCGCTACCTCGGCACCCGGCGCCTTGTTGGTCTCTGGGGTCTCTGCCTGAATCAGCCCAATCAGCACCTTCTTGGTTTCTGCCGCTGCGATCTTGTCATCTGGAATCCCGGCAGCGCGGGCAGCGACTTCAAGCTGGGCACGGTTCATGCGGTCAAGCGGAACCTCGTTCACCTTCGGCGAGACGTCTGTTGCTTCCTTGCGCTCTCCTTCGCCGTCACGGCCGTCCAGGGATGGCTCCCCGGTCTCGGTGCGTGTGCCTCCTACCTCGGGTTGGCGATCGGGTGCTTCGGGTTCTGGCTCCGCAGGCGTGCCAACCACAGGTGCGGGATCAGCCGATATAACAGAAAGCTCCAATAGGCGGCGCGCTGCTGAGTCGCCTTCGCTCAACTCAATGGTATCGCCGCGCTGGTACTCTCTGTTGTCGTGGTTGAGGTTCGCTAATACGTGATAGATCATAAGCGGAATGGGTTAATCGGATATATGGTACTCGACGTAGATATTCGCTTTACCGGCGGTCAGCGCCTCCACGGCAACCGTAGCCGTGATCTCGCGTACAGCGGTGAGCTTGAGATACGTCCCGGTAAAGAGGGCTGCAACCTCCAAGGCACTATCGTGTGCCGCGTCGGCCCCCAAGTTCGGGAACCCGATCTTCGAGCCGTGAATGCCCGCATCCCACACGTTGGACGCGTCGTCGATGGTGATCGCCGCTACGATGTCGTCCGCGGCTTGGACGTGAAGCGCAATGCTCGCGTCATCCGTGGTCGGCGAGGTGAACGTGGTAACCACGTCAATCCATACCTTGGTGATGATCGCCTTTGATGGGAGATAGACGCCCAGGCCGTGTGCAGCGACGGTTCGGTCTCCAGTGTTGGCCGAAGGATTGAAGCATGCGACCGCGATCTTCGGGACAGTGGTGCCTACTCGCTTTACGGCGGTGACGGCTGGTTTGTTGGTGATGAGAATGTCCGTGCCCTGGATCGGAACATCCTTCCTGTAGATTTCTGCCATAAGGGGTCAAGGTTATGCGCACCAACCCGACCGCATGGCCGGGCGAGTACGCGGGTTATTAAGCGGCAACTGCGTCTTTGAAGAGATATGCTGCACCTGCGGCGATAAGCTCTGCGTCGCGGTAATCATCGCCGACGCGGATGAACTGGCCACGGCGGTCGCGTTCATCGGTACCGTTGAGGCGCTCCACGGTCTTGTTCTTCCACTGGTAGGTCACACCGAGCGACACGGTCTTTTGGCCGAGGCGTGGGTTGACGAAGGCAAGGAGCGCATCGCGGCCCCAGATGTCGGACATGCTGTCTGCTTGACCTTCTACCGAGGTGTTCTTTTTGGCACCGCCGATGATGACGCGGTCAACATCAAAGAAGCGCGCAAGAAGCTCAGACGTCAGGACGCCAAGCTGTGAGTACTTCACGCGCTCAACGATCGCTGGGTGGTCAACGAGTTTGTCGAAGACCTTCTTGGAAACCATGAGCGTGTTTGGATCAACCATGATGCTGTCCCGGACGGTGGCTTTGGCAGCCCGAATCGCTGAAATCGGATCAGAGTTGCCGTCCGACCATTGGCTCGTACCGGACAGTGTCGCGTTCTGCGTAATGGTGCCAGTGGCTAGCAAAATGCCTGCGGCTTCAACCTCAGTGTCAACCAACAGCTTTTCAGTCACGTTTAACGTCGCATCGACGTATGGGTCAACGCCTGCTGGTGCGTTGTCAATGTCCTCGTCTGCCACGAACTCCTTGAGCGCGTGGTCCTCACATAAGAACGTGAGACCAGTCGAGACGTTGTGGGTGACCTCTTTCGAACGTGAGCCCGGACCACGCTTCGCGTCCTCCGAACGGAACATACCTTTGTCGTACACGAAGTGCTTGCCGCTTTGGAACTTTACGGGCAGCGTAGGGAGCAAGAGCCCTGCGATGTATGCCGCGTTTTGGTAGCCGAGAGATACATCTGTAAGTATCGGGTCGGTGCCTTGATATCGTTGTGCCATAGATAATTAGTGTAAGTGATTAAGCGATGTAGAGATGCTGGATGCCCAATTGAACTTGAACAAGGTCGCCGTCTGCTGCTGCGGCAGTTCCAATGAAGCGGCCGATAACGATGTTGCCGTCTGTAGTGGTTGCTACCGCCTTACCGTTGCCGTCAGTGGTTACCCAGTCGCCGATGTTGATCACACCACCCGCTTTGACCTTCGCAACGCCGGTAGTGGCAAAGACCGCCTGCTCACCTGCCGCTGGGGTGTTTTGAAGGACACCGACAACCAGATCAGTTGCGCCTTCTGCCACCTCAACCTTGCCGGTAGCATCCAATTGAACGATGTAGTGCTGCTTGTCGGTCATCGCCTCGCCCGCCTCGCGGGAGAAGGTCTGCCCTATGTGTTCTGTAGCCATAATGATGATTGGTTATTGATTAGCTGTTTGCCTCGGTCAATGCGTCGTCGTAGCGGCGTTTAAGGTCCGGTTTTTCGGCAAAGACTTTGGTGAGCGCCGATGCGTAGTCGAGCTTGCCCTCGGATGCCTTGATCTCGGCCTGGACGGCGTCTTTCACCTCCTTGCCAACACCTTCGAGTGAGGTAGCCGCTGTGCTGCCACCATCACCCAATTCGCCGAAGATTTGCTTGGTTGGAAGGGTGTTGATGATATTGCGGAATTGGTCACGTTGTTTTGCGTCGAGTGAGAACATGAAGGCTACAACCGCGTCTTTCTGCTTAGGCAGGATGCGACCTTCCTTGTTGCTCTCGCTAAAGGTCAATTTCTCAACCTCCGCATTGAGCTTCATTTTCTCTACCTCGGCGAAGGCTTTGGCACCGTCGTTTGCTGCCTTCTTCAAGGCAGAAACCTCGGCCTCGGACATGGTGATGACCTTGCCCTTGTTCTTCTCCGATGCCTGCACTGGGGCTGCGCCCTCACCGTCTCCGTCGCCGTCTCCAGCGCCGTCCCCGGCTCCTTCGCCGCCCTCGCCCTCACCGCCGTCCGCAGGGATAACGCTTTCAAACGCGGTCTTCTGCTCATCGTTGAGTTCGTCTTTGTGCTCAACCAGGTGGGCCTTCTCCTCTGCGGTAAGGTCCTCTGGTTTCTTGGATAGAATTTCTTTTATGTCCATAGTTGGTGTATTAAACTGCTTCATAATGCTGGGCTCGCTGAACGATACTACCGGTGTGAGTTCCTTGAAGTAGGGAGAGTTGGTGAGCGCCCCGCCTACCAATACGTTCTCGCGCTTCTCGCCGGTCTCTGGGTCTTGGTAGACCTGATAAAACTCGGGGGAGAAGTATTTGAACGCACGGTCTGACAGAAGCTGCTCGCCCTCTTGCGTCCATTCCACGACGGCCCAAAGGCCATTCACACCACGGTCGATGAGTTCCTTGAACCATCCGATTGCCGGCAACTCGCCGCCGGACATGCCATTGTCGTGCCCTGCGGTGATGCGGAGGTCGAGGCGGACGCGGTCTTTGAAGTTCCGTACGAACTCCGCGATGTCGTCCGACGTGATCTCCATCTCGCCATATGCCGGATGGTCCCACTTGCCTGTTGGCACGATTTGGATTTCATCCGGGATAGCAACATCCGAACCACTCTCGTTGAAGAGCTGGATCGGGAACGCGATTCGCTCTTTGCTATCGCGGGGTTGCTTCATGCCCCTATCATACAGCGCGCGAGCGAGAATCTTTATTTTTAGATGTGCATAAGTGTCGGCTCTTGGTGGAGTGGAGATTAGGATTTAGAGTGGCTCCGACCTCATGGATTGCTCGAAATGCCAGAAAATCCAAACCCTATTCGCTACCGACAATTAGGACAGAAATGGCGGAGGCTCGCCGATAGAGCCATTCTGACGGAAGAGCGAGACGTATTTATCCAACTGGCGGAGGGTTACGAGCGGTTAGCGGAGTTGTACACGCCGGTGCCGCCTAAACTCCGTCCTCCTTACGACCCTCTTTGTTGATTCGGCGTTCGGCCTCCTTCGCAGCCGGTGCATCCTTTCGCACGATAGGTTTCCTCGGCTGCACCAGGTCATTCACCGCGTCACCAAATCGGTCGCGGATGGCCTTCGGTACGCCACCTATCGGCGGTAGCTCCGCCTCGTCCAGCTTGATTGCCACCCAGATGCCTCGACAACTGGAGTGGAAAATGGTGTTGGCTGTGAAGCTGTCGGTCTTGTCCAGCACCCGCCCGTCCACCGAGAGGCAGAAATTGCAGGTGTGGGTGTCCAGGATCTCCGAACGCTGGAGTGCGTGAATGTCGTCGCCGTTCTTGGTGAACACGGTATTCCGTCCGTGGTTGATGTAGCCGGACATGAGGATGGTGCTGGCGTCGGATGTCAGGGCGTCGATGGCCGCCTGAGCTGTTGCGTCGGCCGCTGCCAAGGCAACCGTCACCGATGTGCCCTTGTTCAGAGCCTGCACGTAGGCGTTCTTGCTGTCCCCCACGATCTCCGCGATCTGCTTGTCAGCAATGGTGTCAGATTGGATGTCGATTTGGCGGAGGATGTCAGCGGGATTGGCAGGTGCCTCCACCCCCAGCTCCTTCGCCGCGTTGGTCTTGCCGTATGCATAGGCAGAGGTGACACCCTGCTTGATGATGCGGGCATAGTCGGCCTGCACCTTGAGCGTCGCCTCCTTGATGGCCCTGGTATCTCCTGCCAGCGCGGCCTTGGTCAGCGCCCTCATATACTCAGTTCGAGCACTGTGCAGCAGCTCCTTGGTGCGGGCGTCAAAATCACCCTCCAGCTTGTCCATCTGCCGCTGTAGCGCCTCAAAATCCACCTTCTGCTCGGCAAAAGTCAGCTTGCGGTATGGCTTGAACGTGCCGTCCTCGGCGAACGAACGCCTGTCAGAGTTTTTTTTTAGCCACGAGACGAGTTCGCTCATCTCCTCCTTGTCGCCGGTCTTGGGCTTCTTGGATTTGGTCGTGTCCTCCGGGTCCTCGGGGTCAGCGGCATTGGGCGGTGTGCGGCCCTCGTCCTCATCCGGGTCGCGCTCTGGCAAACCGAGCATCTTGCGGAAATGCGCCTCGTCGTTGTCGGTTGGTATGATGGCACCTGTGCCAGTGAGCGTCTGGTATGCCGCTGATATTGATGCGACATCCTCTTTGGCCAGCTTGGTGTAGGTCAGGACGGGGTAGCTCTCGACGTTATCAAAGTTCAAATCCACCAGCTCCCGGATAGCCTGCTTGTTGAAAGCGTTGGCGATGGTGTCTGCAACCGCCGACACCGCTTGCAGGAAGAGCTCGGAATGGTCTTGGGACACGGCACGGCTGCCGGTTGCGCCCTCTGCACCGGAGCCCAGGTCAAGGAATTGGGCCAGCACGGATTTCAGGATTTCGCGGTTGTGATGGGCGATCGAGGACGAAGGGTCGCGGGTCGTCTTGGCCATCATGTCCTTGAAGCCAATCTCATACCCCTGCGGTTCGATGATGTACGCCTGGGAATTGGCGCGGACGTTTTTCAGAATGTCCTCGGCCTTGGAGCGGTCGCTCTCGGTATATCCCTCGGGGAGCTTCACGTATGGAATGCCCAACCCCTGACGCTCAAACGCAATGGCGTCAATTTTGTAAAACGTGTTCTTCATGAACCAGTGCTTGTATGCAGCACGCAGTATTGAAATGCCTTCCCAGTTGTCTCCCTCCTTTTCATGGACGATGACCACCAGCTTCTCCATGGGGATTTCAACCGGAGTGCCGTTGCTGCGGAGCTGGGTGACGCCTGGCGCGTCGTTGGCGATTGCCCATTTCTGAATTGACCGTGGCATGCGGGGTGCAAGCTTGCTCCACACGATGTACGTCTTCCCGCCTTCCTGGCGTGTGGCGTAGACCTTCTCGAACACCATGAAGCCGAACGGCAGGGACAGTAGGGCCTGGCGCAGCAGGTCTTCCCACTCAATCGTCTGCCATTCCATCAGCGCCTTCTCGAC